TGGAAACTTTAATCAGTAACAGCATTGATTTCGTCATAGCTGATTCTGAACACATTAGAACTCGAGCTCACTTTTTAATTGATGAAATAGTTGAAAATCTTTCAATAAAAGCGATGGCTTTGATAGAAGCGTTAAGACTCTTCTTTGATTTTGATATTGGTATGGGCGAAACTCCTATACCAAATTTCTTCAAAGATCTGTTTTTTAACATCGGTGCTTACATAAAACGCTATCTAAGAGTCCTTTGGGACTTAGGTACTGATTTGTTTGAGCGAATGAATCTCTTTTTAACCGGAGATGACAACCGATTATTGTCCGTGCACCTTAAAGCTAGGACGGCAAACTTCGTGTCGAAAAATGCAATTACACTGGACTCCAAATTCTTTTCGAATATGGAATTTCAAGTGATTGCTCCAATTCACATATCACCATCGCCTCAACTAGAAGGGGTCAACAAGTCCGTAGTCCCAGACGAAGAACTCAAACAATATCTCGCTGCAATAAACGAGAAATACGGGAAGGACCAAGACATCAAAGAAGGGGTTTATCACTATGCTTCAATTCTTAGCCCACTCCAACCGGCAGGTTGTATGGTCAAAGCTTTGAATAAAGTATACCCAAAGAAACCCATTGTTAATTGCATACACCGCAAAAAAGGATATAATTTCAATTTAGAATTAGCGTGTGCAATCAACAATGAAGCTAGCAATATGTGCTCATTTAAACACAAATGGGACAAAGTCTATGAGACCTTTAAAGCATTTATCGGAGAGTCTAAGCTCGCCGATAGTGACTATTGGGTTGAATATTCAAGTACGCAGTGGGTCAATGATGCCGACACCGCCATGAAGCGGAAGAAGTATGAAGACGTACGCAAACAACTTGAAGAAGACATGACTGACCCAAAGTTTAGAGCAACAGCTATGCTAAAGAGTGATGAATCTCAAACATTAATGGTGACTAAAGAAGAGGGAGATGGTACACGCTATAAAGGAAGAATAATCGCAAACGTGCATCCAGAATCATCTTACCAATTCGCTCAAGTTAAAACAGCCTACAAAGCTTTCGCAGATATAATATCGATTCGATCCCTAGTTATAGGAAAAATAACCTGTAGGTTTGTAATGTGTTCCGCAAAGAGTCAAGATGAATTAAGCCAAATACGTAATGACCAAGTTGCGTCGCTACCACCGAATGCTATTTTGCATTTGGATTCCGGAGACGATATAGCAACATATATTTGCACTGATACTGGAGAACTACGTGCATGGGAGGGAGACTTCAAATCTTTTGATGGATCTCAAGGCTCTCATGCGCATTATTTTTTCTTCAAAGTATGCAAATTAATTGGCGTGCCAGAGGAATCCATAACATTCTTCAAGGACTTCGTATGTAATACTTCCCTACTTATGCAGGTGAAAACCAACGACGACACATCGAGGAGTTGCAAGTCTGTACTACCCAAGGCCTTCATTATGAAGTCAGGGCAAGGAACCACAACGTTTCAAAACAATGTGGATAGTCTAGGCGCTCTTCTATTGTCTACCGTACAATGGATGCGAGGATTGGAAACTATTTCCGACGATAATTGGACATCATTCGACACTACCGTCAAAGAGGTTAGCTCAGAATTGGGTTATACCATGATTGGAAAGAGTCACGAAGATCCAAATAACCTGTCTTTCTTGAGAGGCTGGTTTGTCCCAACCGTCAGAGGCGATTTTACATTTCTACCATTGCTTTCTAGGAGGCTCAAAATGGGAAACTTGCGAACCAATCCAATGTGCTTCACGAAGTCGCGTGACCTAGATCATGCTGTTAGAATTGCCCAGTATATGGAGAGCCAGGCTGGGCTAGGAATTCCTGAAAATTATCCAGTCGTCGGAACATATATTAAAGAATGTCGGCGACGAGGCATTTTCACTACACGCCAATATCAACCATCTTTTGGTCGAGTGGATTTCTCTAAATCCACCGCAACATTAATAGACAGAGAACAACTAGACAAGATGGTTCAGCGTCGTTACGGGCTGAATTGCGATGAATTAGACGCACTGCACGAAACTCCAGACAAACCCTATGTTATCATAGGCTCTGCATTAGCAAAAAGATTGTACGAAGCCGATTATGACGAATATCCAATATCAGACTTATCGCAAGCAAACAGGTCGACTACAATAGCTGGAGAAACAAGCCCCTTCCCTTTGGAAGAGGAAGAGGAATCTACTGATTAAAATACTGGCGTAGGGGAAAATTTAGTCCGTCATTATACACACACATAACAACACACTAAAATACACACTCAACATGCAAACAAAAGCTCAATATCTTAACGCTAAAAGTAGAAGAAATTTATCCAAATCGGAAAAAGAGAAAAGATGGAAAGCTTACATTTCAAGAAATCAACAAACACGTCCCAACGCGAAACGAAGTAGAAACAGAAATAATAAAATTACTCGTGGACCATTGGTTCCGGAATGCACCAGGCATTATCTCCTGGCGCTAACTAGAC